CCATTAAATATTAAAGCAATAAGTGTGCTTCCTAAATTATCTAATGACCACATACCCGGTTCTGCAACTTTATCCGTGGTCGATGCTGCTTGGCCCCAGGCTGAGTAAGCACTAAAATTAGTAACTGTTGCTCCAGTGCTGTGAGCAGCTCTAGTTGAACCCCTAACGGCTCGGGTAATTCCAGTAAAACTTGTGGTAGTAATCCCTGTGTAAGATATTTCTTCAGTGCCTACTTGTATAAAATTAGTTCCTGTGCTTGGAAATCCAGTTGTGCTTGCTACATTAATTGTAGATCCTGACCCACCAGTTCCGTTTGCATCATCGTTTAAACCACCGTTTAAAGTTGTTGTTTGTGGGTTTGTAACGGTACCACCCCATTGAGATATACCATAACCAAAAACTCCAACCTGTTCAGCTGGTCCTACATGATAGTATTGAAAAAAAGTTATACTTCCAGATGTGGTTGCACCTGCTCCACTTTCATTACTACCAACATTTATTTCTAAAGTTGTGGTTGTTGGCACAGAAGTTATCATGAATTTTTTATCACAAAAAGTTGTAGAAGAAAAATTAGAACCTGTAATAGCTGTAAAAGTAGAAGGATCACCAAATAATATAATGTCGCCTACTTGAAAATTGTGTGCAGAAGAAAAAGTTAAAGTAACAGTCGGTTGTCCGTTAGTTGTGCTGAATGCACTTGTAATAGCGGTGCCTGATGGATTAACTAAAGGATGTATATCATAGTATACTCCTCCAGAATATACATATAAAATTCTATTTGTGCCAATAGCTGCGTACTTAATTCCTTCTTTATTAACCATATGATGCAAACCTCTAGCTGCACCAGTTAATTTACTATCTCCCAATTGAGACCAACCACCTATTTTTTCAGGTGTACCATATCTAAAACGTACATTTGTGCCACCCGTCCACTGTGATTCAGCTCCTGTAGATGTAACTTGTTTGTTAAATCCTGGTAAAAAACCTAATTTTTGTAACATATATAATCCTTATAAAGGAGGCAGTTGGTATGTGGTGGTACTGCCTCCATTATAGGGAGATATATCATTTTTTATACCAATTTGGAAGACCTAAATGAGGTCGTCCATCAAAGATGTTTCCTTTAGACCCCGGTGTTTCTAAATCATTATAGTGTAAAAAAACTTGTACACTTTTTTCTCCTTTAAATTTTTTTCTCCAATGTTCACATTCACATCCTTTGTAAATTAACATGTCTCCTGGATTTAAATCTACTTTAATTCCTTTTTTACCTTCTTTTCCAGAAGGCTCTAAATAAATAGACCATTTATCTCCTCCTAAATTCATAGTAGTTGATATCTCACAACTAAATCTATCTTTATGTCTTGTAAGTTCATCACCTGTTTTATAAATTCTAGCATAAGTATATGCCGGAGTTAATCTAAGTCCTGTGGCTTTTTCCATTTTTGGTTGACATTTTAACATTAAAGTTTCCATAGCAACATCTCCATAAAGACAATAAGTATGAGGTATCTGTTCGTCAGGGTTTTCATAGTGACCTATGATATTTTCAAATCTTGAAATGTATTTAGTTTGTCTACAAGTATCATAAACTTGTTTTTTCATTAAAAAATAATTATATACAAATAAAGCTAAGTCTTTATTTATAGCGCTTTTTATTACTGTATAATTATCTTGTTTAAAACTCATTTTTTACATCCAATTTATATTTAATACGACTCTAATTCTTGCATTGTTTTGTACTCGTCCATAATGCAAACATTCATTGTCAAACACATGCAATTCATTTTGTTTAGATTTATAAAATTTGTTATTAATGGTAGTTCCACCATTACATGTAGTAAAATTAAATACAGATGTTTTAATTCCTATATTTTTTTCTTCAAAATCATTGTGAGCAACATGATCTAATACTAAATTTTGTTTAGGGTATAAATTTAATTTCATTCTTAAAATTTTATTTACTTTAATATGTTCATTTATAAAATATATTATAGGTTCAAAAACAGTAAAATGATTACTTTTTATTTCAAAAGGTTTTTGTATTGATTCAGCCTCAGCTAAAAGATGCGTAAACATAAAATTATCTATACGTTCTTTATTTGTTTTAGATTCTATAGTTCGATCAAGAAAATACCACGGAATCCATTTATCATTTACAATATTACTTAATTTATCAAAAAACATTTTTGGTAGTAAATTTTTATATGTTTTCATTATTTAAACGGATATCCTAAATTCCATAAAACTAATGAATACCTAGTTCCTTTTGTAACAGGTTTAACTCTATGCCATAAAAAAGAAGGAAAAACCACTACACTGCCTTTAGTCAAAGTGTTTGGTGTTTTTATAACATGATATTTTTCATTTCGTAAAGGTGGATCATAATTTCTAAAATCAAATTCTAGATCGCCACCTTTATATTCTGATCCATCTGTTAATTGACAAGTAACTGATAATTTTCTAACCAGACCGTGATCAGGTTTACCTGGTTTATTATAAGGACTATGCCAACTATCACAATGCCAATCATAATATTGATTAAGTTTATATTTAGTAAACTGACAAGCTTCACTTCTACTCCATTGAAAATTCCAACCAGCATTTTTATTTGCTATGTGAACATATGGTTGTATTTCTTTGTATATCCATTCTTCAGATAACCAAACCACATCTGACTTTCTTTTCTTTTGCATATTATTAATTTGTTTTTTAGATAATTTTTTATTTTTATCATACCCACCTGTTCTAGCCATGTTTTCTTTTTCATTTAATCCGTATTTAATAACGTCGTCGCAAAATTTAGGAGTTAAGGCAGATTCAAAATACCAAAAATTATGTTTTAAGTTCATTGTAATTCTAACCATCCCGTAGCTATATATTTTTCTTGCGTCGGAGATACTATTCCATAATGTGGGTGAGTAAATTCTGCTGGCCAAATAATTAAATCACCTTTAACAGCTAAGGTTTTAACTTTTTGATAAGGAAAAACTGTCTCCCCTTTATCTGTGACTGTATTTAAATATAACATATAAACTAATTGTCTAGAAGACATAGAACCAGCGCCTCTTTCATAGTGCCAATGAGGATAACCACCACCGGGTTTATAGTGTTGAATATTATTACACTGCGATGTTAAAAGAGAATCTATCATTTTATATTTATCTACATAACTTTTAACATGTTTAGTTAATTCGTTAAAAAAAACTTTAATAGATTTGTCTGTAGAGTTATTATAAAAATAAACATCTGTAGAATTTTTAATTTTTTTAATTACAATGTTATTATCTACCGAACCCGGCATTTTATATTCTTTGTTTTTTTTAAAATAAGTAATTAAACTATTACAAATAGTTTTATTAATTTTATATATTTCAATAAAATTAAAAGTCTCTGTAGTCATATGTAATTGTTTGAATAAAATTCATAGAATCTTTTTGATTATTTGTTATGCAATACATATTTGTTGAAGGGAATAATAAAAATTTATTATTAGTTAAAGAAATGTCCCAACTTCTTCCTGCACGTCTATTGTGATCATAATAAATTCTAACCATGCAATCTTTAACATGAACACCATACAACATAGTATAATCAGAAGAATTAGTTAAATCTACTGGGTTAACATTTAATAAAGGTAAAGTTATTTTTCCAGGTCTATATATCTCACCTGTTATTTTATTTTCAAATAAAGATAATTTAAATTTTAAATATATGTATTCTTTTATATAATCAGAAACTTTTGATAATGTTCGTGAATACATAACATCTTTTTTTCTAAAAGATGATTCTAAAATATGATGAGCTAAATCATTACGATCAATCTCCCAACCTTTTGGCATTGAGATATCTCCATGATAAAGAATTTGTTCTGTTAATACTTTCTTATGCATACCTAATATTAAAGATATATAATTTACTTTAAATTGTCAAGCGTTACGCTTCAGATTCTGGAGGACCACCGTCTGTTGTATCCCAAACTAATGTACTTTCATTCCAGCTAATATTCCATCGGTGAGTTTGTGCAGTGTTTTGTGCAATTTGTTCTTCAGTAAATTCTGGTTTTTCACCTGCTGGTGATACCCATTTTGCATTTGGTATATCTTTTACCCAAGATGCAAAAGGCGCGGGAGGCCAAAATAAATTATTTACTGAATCCCAAATAAATCCTATACCAGCAAAATTTCCTCTAAACGGAGTTCCACCGTCATTGTGAATATTACCATGTGTACCATATGAAGTTTGAATCCATAAATGTGCTGGCCAATTACTGTGTTGTTCTAAATATGCTTGACCTACAGATTCTTCTTCAACACCATCAGAATTTAACATGTCTGAATTATTTAAAGTTAATACTGTAAGTACTTCGTTTGTTTCTGTAATTTTTGCAAAATGTGCCATAATATTTTCCTATTTAAATTGATACCTTATCACTACTATACCTGATCCACCAGTTCCTAAAGTAACTGGATAACCACCACTACCACCGCCGCCAGTATTTGCTACACCATTTCGACTAGGTTGATTATTGGGCTCACCTTGACCACCACCATAGGGAACTCCTTGATCTGCCGGAACACTATTAGTTGTTCCGTTTGCTTCTGAACCAGCGCCACCGCCAGCCCAATTTGTTCTTCCAGGTGATGCACCTGCAATAGCTAATACTTTTCCTGCTCCACCACCAGTACCTACATTGTTAGGAGATTGGTTATTAGTAACGCCTACAGTAGTTGCTCCACCACCACCGGCTCCTGCATTTCTTCCTACGTAAGGTGCTCCACCACCAGGTATATCTGAGGGTCCACCTGCAAAACCTTGAGCGGGACTTACGGGAGGTGAATTTCCTGCTCCGCCAGAACCAATCCGGCCGCCGCCACCTCCTCCAGATCCACCTGCAAAACCATTTTCTCCAGGTCCACCAGGTTCATTTGGTCCGGAACCTCCGCCACCACCTGCAGTTGATGTAATTCCATTAAAAACTGATGGGCTGCCGGGAGAACCTTGTGCATCGTCTCCACCAGGATTTGTTCCACCAGCTCCTACTGTAACTGGATAACTTGTAGCTGAAACTGGCATTCCAGCATCTATTGCATTTGGAAAACTAAATCTAAAACCACCGGCTCCACCACCACCAGACGTGTATGAATTTGCCGATCCTACTCCACCTGCTCCACCACCTGCAACTACCATATAATCTACAGTATTTGTATCGTCTCCCATTGCAGTAATTTGAAAAGTACCTGGACCTGTAAAAGTATGGACTTTAAAATCACCATCTTCTGTAATTGTTCCACCCGTAGCTTCAATACCTGCAAAACTACTACCACCAGAACCAAATCCTAAAACTTGATAACCAAATGATTTACCTTTTCGAGGTTGTATGTTTGTTGAGTTCTTACCTGATGTAAGTTTATTTTTTATATCTCTCATATCTAAATTCCTTATGCGTCGTTAGCCGCGTCAGTAGTAAAGAATAATTTAATACCTAAAACTCTACATTCACCAGTAAATGTATCACTACCGTCTGCTGCGTCTCTGTATAGTTGAAAGTAAGATTGCTCACCTGCTGCAGGAGAACCCGCAACTGTCATTGCACCACTTTCAGATGAAATTTGTTGATCTTCTACTGTACCAATTCCAGCATCTGTAACTTCAATTGCTGTTCCGTATGCAACGTCAATAGTATCACTATCGGCACATGCAACACCTTGCACACCAAAAATAGCATTTCCTGTATTAGTTGTGCTTGGAGACCAATAAACTTGATAGGTTAAAGTTCCCTCGTTCCATGACTTAGGCATAGCAATTGTAAATTGTGTGTATTGTTTTGTACTAGCATCAAAATCAAATACTTTTAAATCTGGTCTTGTAGCTGTTGTTTCTACTTGAGCTGCGTCTGCAGGGTTAGTAGTCGGTCCATACATAGCTGCTGCAGGAACCCATATAGTTTCTTTACCAGCAATTTTTAAAGCAGAACCACCGCCTTGTAAAGTACCCGTTCCTTTTGGAACAAGGTTAAGACTTACATTAGTTTCTCCAGAAGCAGTAATAGTAGGTGCATTACCTGAAGCAGCGTTTGCTAATGTAATTTCATTAACAGCTGATCCTGTTGCAGTAAGATTAATTAATTCGTTTCCACCTGTATCTAAAATTGCAGTTCCAATTTTAGGTGAAGTTAAAGTTTTGTTTGTTAAAGTTTGTGTTCCGTCAAGAGTTACATCACCAAAATTTAATGTGTAAACATCAGGGTTAGTTCCATCATTTGCTGTAGCAAATACAAGTTGATCACCTTTATCAGTTGCTGAAAAAGTAAACGTATCGCCAGAACCTGATGTATATTTAAATTGTACTGTGTAAGCACCTGATGTTGAATTTCTTAAAAAATAAAATGTTTGTGCATCTAAAGGAATTGTTACAATTTGGTTTCCAGTAATAGAACCAGTAAACTCAATCATTCTGTGAGACATAACTGCTCCAGTCGATCCATCAGAAACTGAAAGAGCTGTAGTTTGTGCTCCACCCGCTATAGATTGTGCAGAATATCCACCAGAAATTTGTTCTATTATGTTTAAATTGGTGTTAGTTTTTGTTCCCCATGTACCGGCGTTTTCACCAGTTGCCATTAGTTCTACACCGAGAGCCGTATAAGTTGATGCCATAATTTTGTTCTCCTAATTAGTATCTTTTTTTAATTTGTTT